GGTTACAGTTGATAGTGTAGAGGCAGACTCAATTCCCTGTGAGCAGTGCAGCCCAACTCTTCAAGTTGATCTTGTTTTTCCAGAGAAGCCACGGTATTGGGCGCAGGTTAGTGATGAGCCAGACGCGGTGCTTGAGGCCTTATACAAGTATGACCAAGGTGGCGCTCGCTATCTTACAAAGGTTGCAGAACGTCTTCTTGAGGAGGCATCTGTAAAGGACAAAGGAATTGAGAAGATGTATCGAATTGAGCTTATTCCCTAAGACAACTTAACGTGTTATAATCATTCTACTAAGGACAAAAGGACAAGATGTTTATAGTAATCGAAGGAACGGACGCCTCAGGTAAGACGTCTCTAATTGAAGAAATAGAGCGTCAACTTCATGAAAGAAATCCTGATGGTTTTATTGTAAAGTTTCATAAAGGAAGACCAGAAGAGCAGACTCGCCGGTGGGTATTAAACGACTACGTTACATCTGTAGAAAAGCATAACTGGCACAGATCAGTTGCGTTATCAGATCGTTGGCACTGGGGCGAGGTTACATACGCGCCAAAGTTTCGTCCTGACACAAATAAGGATGGATATGGTCTACTAGGTAAGGCTGGTTGGCGTTGGGTTGAGCTATTTCTTATGTCTCGCGGTGTTGCTCAATTCTGGCTTTATCAACCTCTTGATGTTATTCAGGCGCGTCTAACTGCACGCGGCGATGAATTTGTAAAAACTCAAGATCTAGAGGAAATACTTTCACAATACATTATCGCAGCCAACTCGTCGGTACTTGCGGATATACTTAAACCTTCTGCTGATAGCATTGAGCAGGTACCCAAACTTGCGGAATACGTAATTAACAAGTCACTTGAGATCGAGCAACAAACATCGTTTCTTGAGCTTTTTCCTCACTACATCGGGGGTCCAAAACCAAAGGCTTTACTTATTGGAGATACCCGTAATATAGTTAAAAAATACGGAGAAGAAACAAAGCTACCTTTTATGCCAGTTGACGGTAATTCTGCAGAGTACTTACTCTCATCTTTGCCTGATGATCTTTGGCGTGAGATCGGTATTATCAACATAAACGACGAGAACGCAAAGGAATCATTCAATGCACTATGGACGATGTTAGGTTTTCCTAAGCTTGTGTGCCTCGGTAGACTGGCTGAAAAAACGCTGTCATCTATACCTGTTGCAGAAGATTACTACACTGTGTTGCCTCACCCGCAGTACGTTCGCAGATTTTTTAATAGCACCAAGGAAGAATACGGACAAGCCATTGCAAGAGTTGCAAATGGCGAGACAAAAGGCAAGGAAGAAACATGGACGCTGCGGTAATAAACATAGAAGACGGAGTCAACGGCTACGTTGATCTTGTTAAGCATGTTCTTGAGAATGGAAAGGAGGCTGCTCCGCGCGGAATGAAGACCCGTGAGATCGAGGACGCGGTTATTCGTATTGACAACGTTTTTAACACTCTTCCTCTCGAGGTTGGCCGTGGAACTGTTCCTGGCATTGGTGCTGTTGAAGCATGTCAGCTTCTTGCAGGTGTAACAGTACCTGACCTTGTCATCTCTGTTGGCCCACAGTTCGCAAACTACGCGGAGGACAACGGATTATTTCATGGAGCATATGGTCCTCGAACTGCAGGACAGTATGACATTCTTATTGAACGACTGCAACAGGACCCTGATACACGACAGGCTGTTGTTACAATATGGAATCCTCAACTAGATCTACAAGCTCAAAAGCGCGACTATCCATGCACAATACTTCACCAATTTCGTATTCGTGACAACAAGCTTAACATGAGTGTATATATGCGCTCAAATGACGTTTGGCTTGGCGCTGCGTATGATTTCTTCCAGTTTACTCGCGTGCAAATTGCGATGGCGTCTGTCTTAGGCATTGAGCCTGGCAAATACACACACCACGTTGGTTCATTACACATCTATGAGCAGCACTACGAGTCAGCTGATAAACTTAAGCATGCGCTTCATAGCCCTTCTATTCCTCCGATTACTGGACGCACCTGGAACGAGGTAAAGTCATCTGCAATGCTTGCAATGCAGGCAACAGTAAGTGAGCCAACCTACGCGCGTCTTAACGACTCCGAGAAGTGGTACACAGACGCTATGAAACGTGCAGTACTAAGTAACCTTGCGAAGGAAAACTCACAAGATAAGAAAAAGAAATAATGATGGGCAAGAAAGAGGAAGGTCTTAACGAGGAGGATTTTGGAGTCAGTCCTCTTCGTGAGGCCGCGCTACAGATGCACGAGATGTATAGTGAACTTGTTCGTGCTGGTTTTACTCGACGTCAGTCTGTGACTATAGTTGCCCATATTCTTGCTACAGGAGTTCATGAAGGAATGGACGAGTATGGTCACATTGACGATGATGATGATAAAGGCGATATTGACTAATGAAACTAGATAGACCTAACTGGGATAGCGTGTGGATGGATATAGCTGATGTTATATCCGCGCGTTCTCGCTGTTCTCGTGCGCAGATTGGCGCTGTTGTTGTGTCTGCAAATCAACGAATCGCGTCTACCGGATACAACGGCCCTGCAGCAACACTTGATGTTGAAGGCGATTGTATAGACTGGTGTCCACGTGCTCAGGGTCTTGTTCCACTAGATAATATGTATGATACTTGCCCATCAATTCATGCAGAGGCAAACGCACTGTTGTACGTTGACCGTTCACGCATTGAAGGCGGAACAATCTACATCACTGATGTCGCATGTCTACCATGCGCTAAATTAGTTTCTAACTCTGGTGTCGCTAGAGTTGTTATGCGTGTTAGCAGCAAGGCTGCTCATCGTAAACCAGAGGCAACTATTGAATATCTTAAAAATTGTAATCTTGACGTAATGATACTAGAGGACTAAATGACTGATGCTAATACAGGACTTGGTGATGTAAAACTTCACCTTGTTGACTCTGTGCAAAAGGCAGACGAGTTTATTCGTTGGCTTGGTGAACGTCGCCCACATAACGCAATAGCAGTTGATACTGAAACAGGTGAAATTCCTCCGCATGGTATCCGTGACCACGCTTTATCACCTTGGCACGGGCAACTACGTTTAGTTCAAGTTGGTGACGGGCAACAAGGTTGGGCAATTCCTTGGAAGGAATGGTCTGGTGTTTTTTACGAGGCGATGAGTAAGTTTGATGGACCACTAGTGTGCCACAACATCGCATTTGAGGCTCGCTGGTTTGCAGTTCAATCTCATTGGGAAATTCCTTGGGAACGTGCCCACGACACAATGATTATGGCTCACATAATTGATCCTTTAGGTTCGGGTGCGCTAAAACGTCTTTCTTCACTTTACGTTGATGGTCGCGCAGCGGCAATGCAGGACACTCTTGATACTGAACTTGCAAAGAACGGATGGACGTGGGGAACTGTTCCTATAAACTTCCAACCATTTTGGGCTTACGGTGCACTTGACACAGTTCTTACAATGCGTCTGTGGGAAATGTTTTGGGACAAGTGTGGTCCAGGTAAACCTTATAATCGTGCATATGAACTTGAAATGGCAGCGCGTAAGATTGTTACGCGCATGGAGATCAACGGGGCTCGTATTGACTTAGACTACTCTAGGAAGAAGTTTGACGAACTTACTGCATACGCAGATTCTGTTAAGACCTGGGCGTCACAAACCTATAACAACGTGTCAATCACAAGTAACATACAACTTGTTCGTTTGTTTGAGTCACTTGGCGCTGATATTACCTCATATACTCCTTCAGGACAAAAGTCAGCAGATAAGGATCAACTTGCACTTCTTGCTATTGAAGGAAATGACGAGGTAAAGAAACTTGCTGAGATCGTTCTAAAGCAACGTAAGGCAGATAAACTTGCCAATACTTACTTTGCAAACTTTATAAATGACAACGTTAATGGTTTTGTGCATCCATCTGTAAAAACACTTGGCGCCCGCACAAGCCGTATGTCTATACAAAACCCAGCGCTACAAACATTGCCAAAGGGCGATGACACTGTTCGTACCGCGTTTATCCCGAAGGACGAGGATCATGTCATCATTACCTCAGACCTTGACCAGGTCGAATTTAGAATGTTTGCCTCGTTATCAAAGGACCCTAATCTCATCACGCTCTTTAACCGTGCAGATGCGACAGGGTCAGATCCGTTCACTGAAATTGGTCGTGAAATCTACAATGATCCAACAATGCAACGGTCAGATAAGCGTCGTAACCTTATCAAGGGAACTGTGTATGGACGTCTTTACGGAGCAGGCGTCGCTAAGCAAGCTTTAACAGCAGGTGTTGCTGAACCTCAAATGCGTCAGGTATCAGATGCGTTTGATACTCGTTTTCCAGGTATGGCACTTTTTCAACGTCAAATTGAAGATGCAGGTATGCGTCGCCTAAAAGCAGAAGGACAAGGATACGTCTACACATGGACAGGGCGTCGTCTTCCTTGTGATGAAGATCGCGCTTACACTCTCGTAAATTACCTAATTCAAGGTGGAGCTGCCGAGGTGTTTAAGGCTAATCTTATTAAACTTGACCAGGCAGATCTAACTGAGCTTCTTATTGTGCCAGTACACGATGAAATTGTTCTTAACGCACCACGTAAGGACGCCCAAGAAATTATGAAGGTTGTGCAGGAATGTATGACAACTCGTGAAGGTTGGGACGTTCCTTTAACATCTGGAATTGATGGACCTTTAGAAAACTGGGGAGAAAAATACCGATGAAGATTCTAGCGGTAGACCCAGGTAAAGCCACTGGAATAGCTCTATTTGCCCTTGAGAAGGGTAGTGAGCCAGTACTTATGTGGTCTGGTGAATATCAACAGGAAGAGTACGCAGCTCCAATACGAGACACTTTGCAGTTGTATCCAGATGCAGATGTTGTTTGTGAAAGATTCACGATTAACGCGCAAACTGTTCGCAATTCACAGGCTCCGTTTTCGCTAGAACAAATCGGTATTCTTAAGCAATGTCTACTTGATGTAGGGCGCAAGGCAGATGACATTTACTTTCAGTCTCCTTCCGACGCTAAAGGAATGTTTGATAATCCAAAACTAAAGAAGCTTGAGTATTGGCACAAGGGAGGAGAAGGCCACGCCCTTGATGCTATCCGTCATGGCCTTCTCCGCTGTATTAAACTTGGATGGAAGCCAGTGCGCCTGTTACAATAGTTCTAGATACTAAGCAAAAAAGTTGTTTGCTTTTGTAAAAATCCTGATAGTATGTACTACGTAATGACGAGAGGAACGCCAGGTGCCAGTTGAAGTAGAGCTTGACGAATCAAACACCAATGTAATAATCCATACTGAGTGGCGTTTTAAGGAACTATGCAAGAGTATCCCTGGATCTAAGTGGGATCCAACAAGCCAATACTGGAAGGTTCCAGTTTCTTGGGGAACATGTCTTGCCTTACGCTCAACGTTTAGAACTGACCTTGTAATTGGCCCTAGACTGGCCTCTTGGGCAACCAACGAGTTAGCCAATCGAGTAACCCCAGCAAACAATCTTCGGGAATCTGAGACCCTTGAGGACCCCTCTAATGAGGATCTATTCCCACACCAAAGAGCAGGTGTTGAGTTTTTAAGTATTGCGCGACGTGCCTTACTTGCAGATGAACCTGGCCTTGGTAAAACTGCGCAGGCAATACGCGCTTTAAAGAAATTACAGGAAAATGGCGAGGATGTTTTTCCTGCACTTATCGTTTGCCCTAATACCCTAAAGAAAAACTGGAAGCGCGAGTTTGCCCGCTGGTGGCCTTCGGTAAATGTAACTGTTATTAAAGGATCTGCCACACAAAGACGTAAGCAATTTGAAGAAGATACAGATGTCTACGTTATCAACTGGGAATCACTACGAGCTCACTCCAAGTTGTCTGGTTACGGCTCCATAGCGCTTAAACGATGTGTCGCTATGGGAGGTCATGACCCTAATGTTACAGAGAACCAGTGCGAGGTTACTCCACGAGAACTTAATCGTATTAACTTTAAGGCAGTAGTTGCCGACGAGATTCACAGATCTAAAGAGCCTAAGTCAAAACAGACGCGTGCGTTGTGGGCTGCAACTGGTGATGCTGATATTCGCTTTGCGCTTACCGGAACACCTATTGCAAACAACGTTTTAGATCTATGGTCAATACTTCACTGGCTATCTCCAGAGGAATGGCCAAGTAAAACCCGTTGGGTTGACAGAATGATTAACACCATGCTTAATGCGTTTGGCGGAATGATGGTTCTTGGAGTTAAACCTCATATGGAGGAAGAGTTCTACGCTGCCATAAATCCGCGTATGCGTCGCATGCTTAAGAAGAAAGTACTTCCTTGGCTCCCAGAGATGATGTTCGAGCGCAAGGACGTCGAGATGTCAACTAAACAGAAGAAGGCTTATGACCAAATGCGTGATCTTATGATCTCAGAGCTTGAAGGTGGCGAGGCTTTAACGGCAGCATCTGCACTCACACAAACAATCCGTTTACTACAGTTTGCAAGCTCTTTTGCAGAACTTACGGTAGATGAATCAACAGGTGAAAGCAAGGTAACACTTATTGGTCCATCATGCAAAGTTGACGCCTTAATGGACGACATTAAGAACGGTGACTTTGGCGATGATTCAGTTGCAGTATGCGCTGTATCTCGACAACTTATAGATTTACTTAGTGCAGAAATGACTAAGGAAAAGATTCCACATGGTCTCATCACTGGTGCTCAAACTGAAGATGAACGTCAACAAGCGGTTGATGATTTTCAGTCTGGCAAGATCAAGTGGATACTTTTTACAGCTCAGGCTGGTGGAGTTGGTATTACCTTGACGGCAGCTCGTCGTCTTGTAATGTTGCAACGCCCATGGTCGCTTGTTGACCATAAGCAAGCTCTTGACCGAGTGCACCGTATCGGTTCAGAGATTCATGACTCAATTATCATTAGTGATTACGTCACTGAAGGAACAATTGAGGAACGTGTAATTCAAGTCCTTGAAACCAAGGCTGATAACTTTGAACAAATCGTTCGCGATAAGACTCAATTGCTATCACTATTAAAAGACGACAAGGCAGGTAATCTATGAGCGGAATAGCTCAACCAATACGAATATCTAATTCTGAGGTACAAACATTTAAGGACTGCCGACGTAAGTGGTGGCTTAGTTATTATCGCCGTTTGCAGCCAAAGACAGACTCAAAGACAGGCGCACTTGCTTTAGGATCCCGTATTCACCAAGCGCTTGACGACTACTATTCAAAGAACATACCTCTTCTTGAGGCGCACACTATACTTATTGAAAAGGATAAACTTGATCTTGAGGCTCAAGGGCGTGATTCATACGACTTAGATTCAGAGGCAGACCTTGGAAGAATTATGCTTGAAGGATATCTACAGTGGGTTGAAGAAAATGGCATAGACGCAGAGCTTGAGATGATTTCTACAGAAGAGATTATTGAAATGCCACTACTTGATAACAAGGTTATCTTACAAGGCAAGATTGACATGCGTGTTCGTCGTAAGGCTGATGGCGTTCGTATGTTCCGTGACTTTAAGACAGTCGGCGGCTCATTTACAGACTTTGCGGCGATGGCGCACATGAACGAACAAATTCTTACATACATGATGTTAGAGACAGCACAGAACAAAGGCGATGAACGCTCTGAAGGTGGAATCTTTACATTACTAAAGAAGGTTAAGCGTAGCGCAAATGCTCGCCCACCTTTCTATGAGCAGATGGAAGTTCGTCATAATGTGTTTGCCTTGCGTAATTTTTGGCAGCGTATTCATGGAACACTTATGGATATGCTAAACGTGCGCCAAGCCTTAGATGACGGAGGCAGTCATCAATTTGTTGCCTATCCACGACCAAGTCGTGATTGCAAATGGAAATGCCAGTTTTTCACTATATGTCCGATGTTTGACGACGGAAGCGCCGCTGAACAAGCAATTAGTGAAGCGTATGTGGTCGCCGATCCATACGGGTACTACAACAATGAAGAGAAGAAAGGAAGTGAGTGACGTATGTCAAACGAAGTACAACGTTCGCTTACAATCATGGTGTATGGTGAGTCAAAGGTTGGTAAATCAACTTTTGCAGTTACCGCGCCATATCCTCGTCTCATGCTTGACGTTGAAGGTGGGCATAGATTCCTACCTATAACAGTAAAGTATTGGGACCCAATGCGAGAGGAACCACCTGTTGCAGACGGAACATGGGATACTGTCGTAGTCAATGTTCGTGACTATGACGTTGTTATAAAAACATTCCAGTGGCTACAAACTGGAAAGCATCAATTCAAGTCTCTTATCATCGATTCGATCTCTGAACTTCAAGTGAAGTGCATGGATTCAATCGCTGGTACTGAACAGATGAAGATGCAACAATGGGGCGAGTTGCTCCGTCACATGGGCGCACTACTGCGAGATCTACGTGATCTTACAATGCATCCAACACAACCACTAGAAGCTGTCGTGCTTACTGCAATGGCGCGTCAGGACAAGGATGGAAGAAGTCGTCCATACCTTCAAGGTCAGCTTGCAATTCAAGCTCCTTACTTCTATGACATTCTGGGAGCAATCACTGTGGAAACACAGCCAAACCCAGATCCTCTACAAGCTCCGTTTAAGGTACGCCGTATGTACGTTGAACGCACAGATTCTTATGAAGCTGGCGAGCGAGTGCAAGGACGACTTGGAAAAGTCGTTGAACAACAAGATCTTGGAATCGAACGCATGCTAGACATGGTGTTTGGTGAAAAGAAAACAACACAGAAAGCGTCCTGACCAACCGGGTCAGCGCATTAGTCAAGGAGATATATGTCAACTCTAAACTGGGGCGACCTTGT